ATTTTTTGCTTTGATGCAGAACAGGAAATGGAGTGCGTGTAATGAGTGATGGAAAGATACATATTCCAGCAAGGAAGAAAAGAATGGTAGAGGAGCAAGCGGTTATCCGATTGACCCCACAGGCTTATAACGCTTTGGTGGAAATCTACAACGAATCCACTCTCTCTATGAAAGAGATTGCAAGTTTAATCATTTTAGAATCAGTAGACAGAGTGGTTTATGATAAGGAGGAGACATAAATGAGCAAAGTAATTGCAATAATGGGCGAAAGCGGCGCAGGAAAGACAACTTCCATGCGTAATCTTAACCCGGAAGAAACTTTTTACATTGACTGCGACAAGAAGGGACTGTCGTGGAAAGGTTGGAAAAAACAGTATATCCAAGGAGAAAACTACTACAAAGGAGATACTCCAACAAATGTAATGCAATGCCTGAAAGCATTAAATACTGGAGAAAAGTACAAGAAATTTAAAACCGTTATCGTAGACACGCTTAATGGAATCATGGTTGCGGAAGAGATGCGAAATGTAAAAGTCGCAGGCTACGGAAAATGGACGGACTTAGCATCGTATATTTATGAGATTGTTGATTATGCTCTTTCCATGCGTGACGACCTGACAGTTATTTTCATCTGTCATTCCGAAACAATCTCGGATGATAACGGAATGATTTTCACGAGAATCAAAACAAATGGTCGGAAGCTTGACAAGATTGTACTTGAAAGCAAATTCACAACAGTGTTACTCGCAGAGTGTAAGGACGGAAAGTACATCTTACATACTCACGCAGACCGAAGTTCCGTAAAATCTCCACTTGGAGCATTTGAGGAGAACGAGATTGACAACGACATTGTGGAAGTAATCAAAGCATTGGAGGAATTTTAACATGAAGAAACCGAATAATTATGAAAACACACAGGCACAGGGAGAATTCACTCCAGTAGAACTTGGAGGTCACTATCTTGTAATCAAGGAAGTGTTGGAAATGAAGTCCAAGAACGGAAAAGATATGATTAAAGTATCTTTCGATTTTGCAAAAAATGATAAGCAACCGGGATATTTCGAAAAAGCATTTAGAGACGATATCAGACCGGAAAAGAAGTGGCCGAATCAGGCAACTCAATACATCTTAACAGAAGACGCCGATGGAAATTGCAGTAGGTCATTTAAAACATTTATTACCTGTTTTGCGCATTCAAACGGACTTAAAGAGGACGATGTGAAATGGGGAGATAATTTTGAACAGCAGTTTAAAAACAAAGTAATTGGCGGAGTATTCGGACCGCAGATGGATTATTATAATGGCAAAGAAATTGAAAAACGAGTGCTTCGATGGTTTGTATCCACGGACAAAGTAAAAGATGCACTTATTCCTGATATGTCAGAAACACAAGCTTATAAAAATCGTATGAATGGATATCATCCAAGTGCTACACCTGCAGGAGATGGATTCATGAATATTCCAGACGGAATTAATGAGGAATTACCATTTTTTAGTTAGGAGGAATCAGTGTGCAGATAATGATAGACACGAGAGAAAAGCAGCATGCAATTAAGCGAATATTGTCGGAATTTGAAAAGCACGGTGTTCAAAGTATCTCTTCGAAATTATATGTGGGAGATTATATGTCTTTTGACAATCCACGGCTTATCATTGACCGGAAACAAAATCTTCAGGAGCTATGTGGAAATGTCTGTCAGCAACATGAAAGATTTAAGAGAGAGCTGTTAAGGGCGATGGAGGCCGGAATACAACTTATCATACTAATTGAACATGGACAAGGTATTAACAGTATCGAAGATGTTTACTTTTGGAAAAATCCGAGAAAACATGAGGTTCGATGGAGAATAGTGAACGGAAAGAGAGAAAAATATATTGTGTCTGCTAAGGCAGTAGACGGGAATCAATTATACAAATCTCTTTGTACAATCCGGGACCGATATAATGTCCGGTTTGAATTTTGCGAGAAAAAGGATACCGGAAAGAAAATCATTGAACTACTCGGAGAAACGGTATGAATAAGGACGAAGTAAAACAATCACATAACATGAGGAATGTAGTGGAGAGTTATGGTTTTCGGGTAAACAGGGCGGGATTTATTCCCTGTCCGTTCCATAAAGGCGATCGGGAACCTTCTATGAAAATCTATAAAGATTCGTATCATTGTTTTGGTTGCGGAGCAAGTGGAGATATTTTTTCATTCGTCCAGCGGATGGATCGTTGTGATTTTAAGACAGCGTTTTATAGTCTTGGCGGAACTTATGAACAACCTACTTTTCATTCAAGGTTGTCGGTTTACAAAGCAAAGAAGCAAGCAGAACAACGCGAAAAAGCTAAGGAAAAATTGAGAAGAAGAAAAGAACTCAACAATATGCTGATTGATGTTTATAGGGATTATATGAACAAATCAGAGCCCTACAGTGATGTGTGGTGCGATTGTTGTAATGCCTTACAGTATCAATTGTATGTACATGAATTATTAAACGGAGAAGAGGTGATAACGTGAAGGAATTGAATGAGCTGGATGCAGATTCCATTTTGGATGATGAGGTTTTTATTGAACTGTATGAAATTGAAGACCCAATTGAACGCTCAAAGAGAAAAGTTCAGCTTGGAAGAAGGGCGAAAGTGCTTGGTGTTAAATCCGATTTCGATGAGATGATAAAGGGATATAATCAGGCAGATCGAGAGATGAAGCGTCAAGAAAAAGAGACAAGAGCGGTGTGCTCTCTTGACAATTTCACAAATTTTTCAGGTAAGTACGACAACATGTTTTGCGGCGGTTGGATTGCAAATGATACCGGAATTTATGCTCAGACATCCGGTGGGATCGAAGAAGTGGCGTGTTATCACCCAATTCTCCCAGTAGAGCGGTTAAAAAATCTTGAAACAGGAGAAGAGCAGATAAAGCTTGCATACAAAAGGAACGGCAGATGGAACGAAATCGTAGTTCCCAAAATTATGATCACATCGGCAAGTAAAATTGTAGCATTGTCAGGGCGTGGAATTGCGGTTACCTCGGAAAATGCAAAGCTACTCGTAAAATATCTGGCAGACGTTGAAAACGGAAATGATGATTACATAGATGTACAGTGTTCTACCAGCAAGCTTGGATGGATAGAGAATGAATTTATTCCCTATGATACAGATATCATATTTGACGGAGATTCACGATTCAAGCAGACGTTTGAGAGCGTATCAGAACGCGGAAACTACAAGATATGGTTGGCTCACGTAAAAGAGTTGCGGAAAAGCGGAAGAATTGAAGTGAAATTTCTTCTGGCTGCATCATTTGCAAGTGTGCTTGTACATATACTTGGCGGATTACCATTTTTTGTGGACTTATGGGGTGAGACAGAGGGTGGAAAAACAGTTTCTTTAATGGTGGCTGCTTCTGTGTGGGCAAATCCGGATGAGAGCAGATACATAGGAGATTTTAAGACAACAGACGTCGCACTGGAAGCAAAAGCAGATATGCTTAATCATTTACCGATGTTTTTAGACGATACAAGCAAAACCTCCGCAAGAATCCGAGATAATTTCGAGGGAATTGTTTACGACCTATGTTCCGGAAAAGGAAAGAGTCGCTCTAACAAGGATCTTGGAATTAATCGAGAGAACCGATGGAGAAATGTCATGATTTGCAATGGTGAGCGACCTTTAAGCAGCTATGTCAATCAGGGAGGTGCAATCAACAGGATTCTTGAGGTAGAGTGTGGCGAAAAAGTATATGAAAATCCACAGAGAACGGCTGACATTGTAAAGAAAAATTATGGGTTTGCAGGCAAGAGATTTATTGAGATTATCAGGAATCTTGGAGTGGATCACATTCGAGAAATACAAGCAGAGTTTCAAAAGAAGCTGTTTGATACCGGTAAAATGCAGAAACAAAGCCTGTCACTTGCAATTGTCCTTACGGCGGATAAAATCGCCACAGAATACATTTTTGAGGACGGACAATACATTTCCATAGAAGATGCAAAAAAGGTTCTAATAGACCGAAATGAGCTGTCTGACAATGAGCGGTGCTACCATTTCATACAAGATAAAGTTGCAATGAACAACCAGCGCTTTGACACTGTGACAAATTGTGAGAAATGGGGAGTGATAGATAATGGGTATGCTATTTTTTACAACTCCGCATTCGACCAAATATGCAGGGATGGTGGATTTTCAAAAAAATCGTTCTTGTCATGGGCAGATAAGAAATGCCTGATTCAGACACAGGGAGGACAGCAGACGAAGGTTAAAAAAATCAATGGAACGGCTGCGAGATGCGTGTGGCTGAAGATAGATGAAAGCATGGATAATGACGGATTTAAGCCTGTTGACGAGGGACAGGAAGAGTTGCCGTTTAAGTAAGCGGTTACAAGTTACACGAGTTACACGGCTTTTTTACACTATATATTAGAGAAAAAGTGTGAATGAAATCCATACACCGAGGGTGTTCTATATAGGAAAAGTGCTTGTAACTTTGTAACCGAGATGCGAAAACGCTTACAAACGCAGTAAATACAAGGGATTCAACGGATACAAAAAAATGTAACTAGAATAAGATTTTTGTATCTTCTGTAACGAAAGGTGGATGAATGTGAATATAGAAGAGTTAGATGAGCGTGTGAAAACACTATACAATGCGTGTTGGAAATCATTTAGACAATACACAAATGATTATGATATCGAGGCTTACGCGGAAAGATGCCAGCAATTACTTGTGCAAAATAAAGACAGTATATTAATGAGCAGTGTGTGCGAGGGCATTAATTGGGAACTGGCGAAAGTAGTAAATGCAATGCATGAAAAGCATCAGGAGAGGATAGGAAGAAATGCTTAGTACAAGAGCGATAATGAACCATTTCGATACTCTGAAAGCCTATGAAATATTTGCTTTGGAATGGGCGGAAGCGTGTTGCATTGTGAATAAGAATAGCAGGAATAAAGCAGAAAAGGAACGGTTTGAAAAGGCTGTGAGGATTCGTGAAAGCGTCAGATGTGAAATTTGAGTTTTAGGAGGAGTGAATGCATGGCGAAACAAAATAAAGAATTTGAGTGGAGAATGCAAGGAATGCTATTTGCACATAAAATCGTAAAAGAAAAAGGTCTGGATGAACTGACAAAAGAGATCAAGACGAGAAACATGTTAAAACTTGATATTTGGGCTGATAAGGGAGAAGTAGAAGTGTTCCAAAAGCAGTTATCCCAAAACCTATATACGAATATGCTTGCGACAGTTATGTACACCATCCACAATATGCTCGGATTTGGAGAGACAAGACTTAAAAGATTAAAAGAGGAATTCGATAGGAACGTGAAAAATACATTTGACCTTGATTGGCTTGGTGAGCGTTATGTCCGACTAGAGGATTATGCAATTGAGTTAAACAAGAGGTATAACCTCGGTATTGACGTTGCGAGAATTGCAGCGTGTCAGGATTTGGCAGATGAAGCTGATGCACGATACAGAAAACTGAATACAGATATAGCTCTGCGAGAACTGGAAAACAATGGATTTCGAGATGCAGCGGATTTTCTGAGAAGTAAAATCAGTGATATTGGGAGGATTGAACATGGAGAGATTAACAGAATGGATACAAGAAGAACACAGAGCAATCCCGAGAATGGATTTACGGAGTAATGGGTATGAAAAATGTGCTACAAGACTTGCAGAATACGAAGACATCGAGTTAACTCCAGAGCAAGTACAGGAGCTAGCAGAACGTGATACGGCGAAGAGGCTGAATGAAATTTGCGGAGCATTTGGAGAAAAATATGAATGCCCGAACTGTGGAAGTTCGCTGATGGATATTGATGCGCTTGCTGGACATTGCAAATGGTGTGGGCAACGAGTGGAGGTGTAGAGATGCGAGAAATACTTTTTAAAGCAAAGAGAAAAGATAATGGCAAATGGGTGGAAGGGTATTATTGCAAAACAACAATCGGCAATGATGTAAGACCTAGTGATTTGATTTTTGTTCCATTCAAAGTAAGCAGAAATGAAGAATGGGGATGGATGAAAGTAGATTTCGATACCATCTGCCAGTACACAGGACTTACCGACAAGAACGGTAAGAAGATTTGGGAGAATGATATTATAAGCATTAATGCATACTCTTACGATGAGCCGGAAGACGATTATTTTGGAGTCGTAAAGTATTGTGAAAAAGATGCTTGTTGGGTTTTAAAGAATAATGAGAGGTTTGATGAGATTATATGTGAGTGCTTTGGGAGTTATACAACACAGATGATTAATCATGGCAATATTTTCGATGATCCGGAGCTGTTGGAGGTGGAGTGATGAAAATAGTATATATAGTTATTTGCCCTTGCAACAACAATGACGAATGCTATCACATAGATTCGGTATGGACATCAGAACGGAAAGCTCAAAAAAGGTGCGAGCATCTAAACAAAAACGCAAAAGAAAATTTGGAAGAGTATGGCTTTGGATTTTTCTGCGTCGAATGTAAATGGATATCAAAATGAGCAGATTTATGAAAGTGGAGTAGGAGAAGATGAATGAACTGGAAAACATTGTAAATAAAATGCAAAGTGATGCAGAAATGAGATGCAACAGAGATATAGAAAAAGCAAAAGTATATTGTGATGGATATAAGCAGGGTATTGAAGATTTGTATGCATATATACGACGGAACAAAGCATTTAAAGAGGACAGCGGAGCACGGTCTTAAGTGCCGTTGCTCTAAGAAGGGAAGTGATAATTTGAGCTATGGAAGAACAAGGAAACAAGCGAAGCTGGATGAAGAAAAGACCTTTGATGATATTATAAAGCAAGGACCATCGGAGAGTGCAAAACGTCAGATGCAGCACGAAGCATATCATGCATATGGACAGAAGAAGAAAGCTGTAACAGAGTACGACAGTGTGGCAGAATTTTACGAGGCAAGACTTAAGGGAGGTGGTGCCAGTGGAAATGACAAAAGAGCGGTTAGCATCTTACAGAAGTAATAAACAGGAAATTAAAGAACTGGACTGGATGCTAAACAACCGTTGGAAAAGTGAAAGCATGATTGGGAATGATGTTGTATTTGATTATAGCAAAGGTTATCCGATGCCACAGTCGGTAGTCGGGTTTGATCAGAAAAAGTATGAGCGACTTCAGAATCGAGATTTACGAAGAAAAACGTATCTTGAAAAGGAAAATGAGGAGATAGAAGATTTTGTAAGCCAAATTCAAAATAGTTTAATAAGAAGAATATTCAATCATTACTTCATAAATGGGGAAAAACCGGTAAAGCAGAGCGAGGTAGCAAAAAAAGTACATTTGGATCAAAGCTGTGTGAGCAGAAAAATTGATGAATATTTGAAAAACGCATAGCATACATACGAAACATATTTATAATAACAATAGAGCCAATAGGCGAACAGGCATCGACAAAAACTATCGTGCCTTATATGAAAAGATTAGAGACAACAGTCAGTAGATTGTTGTCTTTTTATTTTTAGATTATTTTAAAGGATGGGATGACATGGCTAAGACTTTTCGGCCTGACCGTGATGGAACTCACAGGGGAATGTTTGACAAGAATAAAAAGAAGATTTATGCAACACAAACAGTGTGCGGAATATGTGGAATGCCAGTGGACTTCTCACTAAGATATCCTCATCCACTTTCACCTTGCATTGATCACATTATCCCAGTGAGCAAAGGAGGACACCCGTCAGACTTAGACAATCTTCAACTTGCCCATTGGACTTGCAATAGGCAGAAGTCGGATAAGCTGGTTGAAAGAACGGAAACAAAGCAAGACGAAACAATAAGCAATCGAGTACTTCCACATACATTCGATTGGCTCAATAAAGATAATTAATAAGCTTTTATATAGGGGCATACCGCCCCGTATATGGCCATAAACGGACTTCACGCCGTCACTGTGAAAATATCTCGCTGAGAAATTAAAGGAGGTTAAATGGCTGATTTATTAGGAATAGAAGAACTTAGAAAACAACTCAAACAAAAACAAACAAGAGTTAAAAAAAGATATTCATATTACGAAATGAAAGAAATGACTAAAGATTTCGGAATTGCGATCCCGGACAAGTTGCAATGGTATAAGCCTGCACTTGGTTGGTGCGGGAAAGCTGTCGATAGCCTTGCAGATAGGCTAATATTTCGTGAATTTGAAAATGATAACTTTGATATAAACGAAATATTTTTAATGAATAATCCAGATACATTCTTTGATAGCGCAATATTGTCTGCCTTGATAGGGTCCTGTGCATTCGTCTACATATCGGAAGATGATGACGGCTTTCCGACATTGCAAGTGATAGACGGGAGATATGCAACAGGCGTTATCGACCCGATGACTGGCTTGCTGACCGAGGGATACGCAGTGTTAGAACATGATGCTGCAGATAATCCGATTATCGAAGCGTATTTCACGAAAGGCAATACACAAATAATCACAAATGGGAGCGCAGTGGACTGCGAAAACAGCGCACCGCACCCACTGCTTGTCCCAATCATTAATCGTCCAGACGCTAAAAGAGTATTTGGACACAGCCGAATTAGCAGGGCTTGCATGGATATAACGGACAGCGCGATTAGAACATTAAAACGCTCGGAGATTTCAGCAGAGTTCTTTTCTTTCCCTCAGAAATATGTCGTAGGAACTTCAGCGGAATCAGATCCTTTGGACAAATGGAAAGCCACGGTCTCCTCCCTGATTGAAATTACGAAAGATGAGGAAGGCGACGTGCCAAAATTTGGGCAATTCCAACAGCAGAGCATGGGGCCACATGTAGATCAGTTGCGAATGTTCGCCGGATTGTTCGCCGGGGAAACGGGATTGACAATTGATGATTTGGGATTTCCTTCTGACAACCCGGCGAGTGCGGAAGCAATTAAGAGTGCGCATGAAAACCTGAGATTGATCGCAAGGAAAGCACAGAGGACTTTTGGAACAGCATTTTTGAATGTAGGATATTTGGCTGCTTGTTTACGTGACGATTTCCCGTATGAACGTAGGCAGCTTTACCTTACAAAGCCGACATGGGAACCAATTTTTGAACCAGACGCTTCTGCATTGAGTAGCTACGGAGATGGTGCGATCAAAATCAATCAGGCGATACCTGGGTATTTCGATGAGAAACGCATGAGAGATTTAACTGGTTTTTAGGAGGTAGGTCATGGAAGATATCGCACCTAAGTTATTGGAAAAAATTCAAAAAGATTTTGAGCGAAATTATTTGAAAAACAAAGCCGTCGCAAAATTAAAAGAGAAATTAGCGAAGGGCATGGCTGATTATAAAGATGGACATGCTTTCGCTATTGAAATCGGAACACTACTAGCAGAGGCATTTCAAGACAATATATCATCAAAAATTCTGCCTGATGGAAAAATGTACTACAACATTGCAGACCGGATTATCCGCCCAATGCTGAAAGAAGATTTTAAATTAATCTCGGAACACTCTGCGGAAATTCAAGAGGTTCTGAACAAAAAAGCAAAAATTAAAATCAAAGCAATTAAGCCTGAAATGAATGAAGATAAAGTGCAGGGAATTATCGACATCGTTTCAGGTAAAGAGAAATTTGATGAAATTGCTTATATGTTAAATGAACCAATCATTAATTTTTCGCAAGCAATCGTAGACGACACTGTTAAAGTAAACGCAGAATTTCAAAGCATGTCCGGAATGTCTCCGAAAATTATTCGAACATCTTCTGGGAAATGTTGTGAATGGTGTGAAAAGATTGCAGGAATCTACGATTATGAAGACGCAAAGAAGAGCGATGTATTTAAGAGGCATCGTAGTTGTGTATGCTTGGTTGAATTTGTGACAAGCAAGAAGATTCAAAATGTTCACTCAAAAAAAAGATCAAAGAAAGAAGAAATCGAAAAGAGAATTCAAAATTCTTTCACGAAAAACAAAGAAATAAACAGAAAAACAAAAGCACAGGCGAAGGCTTTGCAAGAAAAATTAAAAAAGGAAATGAGCGAAAAGAAAGGGCGGTGACCGCTATCTCCCTTTAAATTAGTAGGGTGATATTGGCTATTAAAGGAGGGAGAGACATTGTCTGATAAGAAAATTGGTAGGCAGATCCCAACAACGTCTTTGATTCTCCCGTACAAGGATAGTCGCGGAGAAGATGCGATCGAACTGTATGAAAGCACGGGAAGAGTAGCACAGGAATGGCAACGATTAATGCTTTACGATTTACTCGCAATCAATGAGGATGGACTGTGGACTCATACCAAGTTTGGATATTCAGTGCCGAGGCGTAATGGGAAAAATGAGATTGTGGCGATAAGGGAATTTTGGGGTATTGAGAATGGAGAAAAAATCTTACATACAGCACATAGGACTACTACAAGTAGTTCTGCATCAAAGCGATTATCCACACTGTTGAATGATGCAGGATATATGGAAGTAATTAGAATTAAAAAGGGAGTAAAGTATGAAAAAGCATACACTTATTCTAAACAATTCGGACTGGAGAGAATAGCAATTATCGGCGGGG